AGTCGCACGCGTAATCGCCTGGACAATCGCGTTGCTGAAGGTTCAAAGGTTTCTAAGTCGTCCAAAATTGGTGAAATCTCATTTGGTTTTGCTGGTCAAAAATTAAGCGGTGGCGGCACGACTCAACAACTTTGGGGCGGTGTCGAATTTGGTTCAAATAAATATAAACAATTTCCAGTGTGGTCAGGCCGTGAGGGTCGCGGTTCCCGTGGCTGGTTTATTTATCCAACATTGAGAAGCCTTCAGCCTGAAATCCTAAAACGTTGGGAAGAAGGATTTTCCGAAATAGTAAAGAGGTTTGAATAATGGCAGGCAGCCGCACGCTCAAACTTTCTATTCTTGGTGATGTTGACAATCTAACCAAATCGCTCAAAACTGCCACGGCTGACGTTGACACCTTTGGCGACAAAATGGGCAAGGCTGGCAAAATGATAGGTGCAGCATTTGTTGCTGCTGCCGCTGCCGCTGGAGCCTACGCGGTCAAAATTGGCATTGACGGCGTAAAGGCCGCCATTGAAGATGAAAAAGCACAATTGCAATTGGCATTGGCTTTACAAAGTGCCACAAACGCCACTGACGGCCAAATCAAAGCCACGGAAGATGCAATCCTGCAAATGTCTTTGGCAACGGGTGTTGCTGATGATGATTTGCGCCCTGCACTTCAAAGACTGGTTGTTTCTACTGGAAGTATTACAAAAGCACAAGAATTGTTGGCATTGGCACTGGACGTTTCAGCGGCCACAGGCAAACCACTAGAAACGGTCACCAATGCTTTAGCCAAAGCCAATGACGGGCAGACAACTGCTCTAGCCAAATTGGGTGTGGGCATTACTGCTGCCCAAGCCAAAACAATGGATTTCACTGCCATTCAAGGAAAGTTAACTGATTTATGGGGCGGCGCAGCGGCTAAAAATGCAGAAACTTTTGAAGGCAAAATTGCACGGCTTAGCGTGGCATTCAATGAAACGAAAGAAACAATTGGCGTTGCATTGCTTCCAATCCTTGACACATTGTTAACTTTTATCAACACAAATGCACTTCCCGTCATTACCGCTTTCAGTGATTCATTTAGTCTTAAAAGTGAAACAGGTTTGGGCAAAACAATCACTGACGTTGCGGGTGCAATTAAGTCATTTGTGTTGCCAATCTTTGACGGTATGAAATCGGCTTTTGATAAAATCAAAGCAACAATCACAGAAAACAAAGATGAATTTCAAGCCTTTTTTGATGTCATAAAATATGCCGCGCCTATCATTGGAAGCGTTATTGGAAAAGCGTTTGACTTAATTGGTTCAATTGCCAGCGTTGTGTTGAATTTGATTTCCAATGTGCTTGCTGCAATTAAGCCATTGTTAAACACTGCAATTGACGGCATTAATCTAATTATCAAAGGCATTAATGCAATCAAACCTGGTGAAGATATTTCATCAATTTCAAAAATTGGCGCACAATCTTTTGCCACTTCAGGCGCACCTGGTGCAATCAAGGGTGGCGGGTCAACAAGCGGCACAACTGGTGGAGGTTTTACTGGTGGAGGAACCACGAGCGGTGGAACCACGAGCGGTGGAACGACTGGTGGCGGCGTAACTGCTGCCGTGGCATCAGCGGTTGCCGCGACAAAGGCCGTGGCAGGTGGCGGATTCACTGATTCACAAAATGCCGCACGTCTAATTGCAGCAGGCGGTGGCGGATTCACTGATTCACAAAATGCCGCACGATTAGCCGCACAAGCACCACAAATCAACATAACCGTAAATGGTGCAATTGACAGGGAAGGCACTGCCCGCACAATCGTTGAAACTTTGAATGATTCCTACTATCGCGGCACGGGTGGTGCAAGCGCACTTCAGGCAATCTAATGACACAGTGGAACCCAATTTGGAATGTTGAAATTGACGGTGTCTCATACACCAGCGCAATTCTTTCCAATTTGACCATTCGAAGTGGTCGAACAAACATATATGAGCAAGCCCAAGCAGGTTATATCAACCTTCAATTGATAGATGTGAACCAAGCCACAATTCCAGTTTCAATCAATTCGACCATTTCAGTTTCAATCAAAGATTCGACAGGCACATTTGTTGCAATCTTTGGTGGCAATGTTGTGGATATTGGGCTTGAAGTCAGGGACGTTGGCGCAACTTCTTTCACACAGACTTATTCAATCATTGCGTTGGGTGCATTGGCTAGGCTTCCAAAAGCCTTGACTGAAGGCGTATTGCCAAAGGAATTTGACGGCGACCAAATTTATGACATTTTGCGTGAAGTTTTATTTTCAACTTGGGCTGAAGTTGCAGGCGTTCAAACATGGGCGACTTATGACCCAACAATTACTTGGGCAGATGCGGAAAACAATGGCTTGGGAGAAATTGACCGTCCAGGAAATTATGAACTTGCGGCACGTTCATCAAGCATTACTGATGTCTATTCTTTGGTTTCGGCATTGGCCACCAGCGGCTTGGGTTATATCAGCGAAGATTCACTTGGAAGAATTGCCTATGCAGATTCGACACACCGCACCCAATACCTAGCCGCCAATGGTTATGTTGACCTAAATGCCAATGAAGCAAGGGCAGCGGGTTTACGAATTGCCACGCGTGCAGGTGACGTGCGCAACGCGGTCACAATTAAATATGGCGCAACTTCCAGCAATGAAGAATCAGCTAGTGACACGGCTTCAATTACAACTTATGGCCAATTGAGCCAAATCATTTCAACCACCCTTCACAATTCGTCTGATGCCCTAGACCAAGCCAATTTTTATTTATCATTGCGTGCGCAACCTTTTCCAATTTTTAGTGACATTACATACGACTTGACCAACTCAGAAATTGATGATTCCGACCGTGACAACTTGTTGGGCGTATTCATGGGAATGCCAGTGGCTTTGGTTGATTTGCCAGCCAATATGAATTCAGGGGTTTTCCAGGGATTTGTCGAAGGCTGGTCATTCCAGGCTAGTTACAACCAACTTTCCGTCAGCCTACTTATGACACCGTTGGCTTATAGCCTTCAGGCAATGCGCTGGCAGGACGTACCAATTACCGAAACATGGTCAAGCGTGTCGCCGACACTCGACTGGGAAAATGCAACAATTGTTGCCTGATAAGGAGAAAACATGACAAACCCAACGTCCAATTTTGGTTGGCAAATGCCAACATCAACAGATTTGGTAACTGACCTGCCAGCGGATTTTGCCATTTTTGGTCAGGCCGTTGACACATCAATGGCCGACTTAAAAGGCGGCACAACTGGCCAAATCCTTTCCAAAGCAACAAGCACTGACATGGATTTCACCTGGATTACAAATGACGTGGGTGACATAACTGCCGTCACTGCTGGAACTGGTATTTCAGGCGGTGGCACATCAGGTGCGGTCACGGTCACAAACTCAATGGCAACTGCTATCACAACTGCTGGTGATTTAATTAAAGGCACTGGTTCAGGAACATTTGACCGTTTAGGAATTGGCACTGCCAATCAACTTTTACGGGTTAATTCAGGTGCAACCGCGCCTGAATGGGCGACAATTAGCACCGTGCCAACAAGCGCGCAATCTTTTGTGTCAACGGGAGAAAGCACAACTTCTATAACTTACGCTAATTTAGCAACTAGCCAATCCGTGACTTTGACCACAGGAACAAAAGTTTTAGTTTTGTTAAGCACAACATTTCAAATGGATAACATCAACAACGGTGCTTTTTCTTTCATGTCGGTTGATGTTAGCGGTGCGACCACAATTGCCGCTTCCGACTCAAACGCGGTTGCGTGCCGTTCTATGATAGCAAATGCCGTGACATCAAGACTTGGAGTGGCTGCATTCTTAACTTGCACCGCAGGTTCAAACACATTTACTTTAAAATTTAAACAGCCTGGTTTTACAGGAACTTTTTCCAATCGTCAACTTATTGTTATTGATTTAGGGAGTTAAGAAAATGGCTATTACAAGCAAAAAAATCAATCTTTTTCAACTAGATTCTGAATTGGGTAGTAAAGGCCTTATTGCAGATTTTAATGACGAAAAGAAAAAATTGATTTTGCCAAGTGAGCATTCAAATGTTACCAATGAACAATTGGAAATGGCTATTGCTACACATGTTGCATTGCCCACGCCTGAACCAACAATTGAAGAAAAACTTGCTAGTGTTGGTTTATCTCTTGCCGATTTAAAGGCTGGTTTGGGTTTGTGACATTTCCATTAGGCACATCAGCAGCAGTCATTGAGTTGGCTTTAACTGAAGTTGGCACGGTTGAAGAAGGCAATAACCTGACCAAATATGGTGAATTTACAAAGGCCAACGGTTTGCCCTGGTGTGGAAGTTTTGTCAATTGGATTTTTGCCAAATCTGAAGTCAAGATTCCTTCATGCGTTTCAACGGCAATGGGCGCACATAAATTTAAAGAAATTTCACGTTGGTCAAATATGCCGCAATTAGGTTATTTGGCTTTTATGGATTTTCCACATGACGGGGTTGACAAAATTAGTCACATTGGAATTGTTGTTGGCCTTATGCCTAATAATCAAGTTTTGCTTATTGAAGGAAACACATCAGGAACAGGCGACCAAAGAAATGGTGGCATGGTCATGGTGAAGGTTCGCCATTACGGTGAAGGAAAAGAAGTGGTCGGTTTTGGGATTCCCAAATTCGCACCATACAAGGGTGACTTTCCAACGGTCGCCATTCCAACTTCGGGAGTCAAACCAAAGAAGGAGAAAAAATGGACAAAGCCAAAGCCTTAGCAGCATCATGGGGGCGTAGTTTT